GCGGTCTGCTCTGCAGTATCTGTACTGTCTCCACCTTCAATGCCTGTCAGCTGTTCCAGATTGTCCTTGTCAAAGTATCCTGGCACTGCCTGATTAATCTTGATTGCCGCATCACCAATACCTGTCATCTGACTTGCGTCTGGTTCAAACAGCGGTCTCCACTCAGGAGTAGTCAGATATATCTGCTTGCGCTGGTATGGATAATTGTCTCTCATACATGCCGCCACATATCCAACATTTAGGAACCCTGATCCAAATGTTCTTTGCGCTTTTCTTGCTGTCAGTCTAAGGTTCTCATGTGCCGCTTTGATTGCATCAGAACTGGAAGGGTTTTCTGTGGCAAATCCTAGATCGTCCATTGTCAGTCCTGTCTCTCCAGAGAATGCGGCTGCATACATCTTGAACTGGTCAATATGCGGCTCCATATTCTGCTGAGTGAACTGGCCAACTGTTGGATTGTGCCCGTCATTATCGCCCATTGCCAGGAATGAAGACATCGACGCCTTCTTAGCATCAAATTCAGCATCATCACTAAGGCCAATAATGTAACGCTGTGGCCATGAATAGAACTCTGCCGTTATATCAGCTCTGGATAGAACCATCCTTGCCTTATTCTGAATATTCATGCAAGCCCTGCTGATACGGCTATGGCCAAATGGGCGCTTTGCGTCCGGCCTATATATAATAGGCACCAACATAGGGACAGGTACATTGTATGAGTACTGAACCTGAGAACGATTTTCCTTGTCGTAAATAGTGGTTTTGCCAGGTTCAAAATATGCTTCGACAAGTACCTTATCATTATCTGGATCTCTGCTTAATACTGCATATCCTTCATCAAGCAATCCAGTGATTGGATTAATGATTCCGGTCGCGTTTGCTCCATCAATTACCTGCAGCCGAGGATATCCATTCTCATCTGCAGACACATAAATGAAACAGCAGCTGGATACCAATGCTGACAGAACAGCAGAATCAAAAAAGACATCCGGATTGTTCATTTCGAATATCTCCATAATATCGAAGTTGTCATCATCAAATCCTTTAAACTGCAATCTGTCCGCAAGAGAATCAACTGCTTTTGCACACCAGCCAAGCACAGAATTATATTGTGCAGACTGTTCTGGCGGGATTAATCTGCCCAGATCAAGAGTTCCGTTTTTCATTTCATAATAATTATACCTGGTCAATACTCTGCTTCTTTTTACTGCCAATTTATTTCTAAGATATGCCAAACCCTTCATGGTCAAAACTCCTTTCGTGTGTTTTTTTGTACAGTGCTGGTTGGCTTGTACAGAGACGTGGGGCAGGGGGTACTATGCCCCCCTACTTCCCGAACGTCGTCCAGTCGAAATGCTGAGGTAAAATTCTGTTTGAAATAACGATTTCTTTCTTCCGATGCATTTTAGGCAATGAATCACCTTTTACTCTGTTGCAGCATAAGTGAGCCAATTGCATGTTGTTAATGTCATCAACTTCTCCACCTTTTGCAAGAGGAACAATGTGGTCAACTGTTGCGCTCATTGGATCTGGCCACTTCAAGCTGAAGTCGACAGGTTTTCCACATAGCGCACACACCGTCTGAGTAGCAAAGATCCTTTTCTTAGCCTTTGCATACGTTGTCCTCTTCGGTCCTATGTGGTCTGCCCTTAACGGCTTCTTACTTGCTTGTGCCTTGCCTTTAGTCTCTGCCATGCATCTTCCTCACAGGGTATAAGTATTTCCGTCTCCATGCACGGTATTGGGGACATGCATCCGACTGAGTGCAGCGGTCTCTCGCTTCACCACACCTAGTGCATGGACTGATCTTGTTTGATGAATTACTTATCTTTTGTTCATTCTTCTCTTCCACTTCTTTATTTCCTCACAATAAAATTCATCTTCTATATCACATTGATCATGATGGCAATGTTTGCATGGATTGGACTGAAGTGTCTCAATTCTCTTCATTTCTCTTTTAAACCGTTTTTGATCAGTCAGATCATGCTCTAAATCGATAGCGTCATCATTATCCATGTCATTTTTCTTTCTAGGAGCCATGCAATAAATAAGGAGGTATGAGTTTGGCTCCCGGCAAAATAAAAGCAGAGGCGTTTGCCATCTGCTCGTATTTTGATACTAACATAATAGCATCATAGGGGTGGGACAAACCGGACAACTTTTATTTTTTTTCAGCGAAATATCTTTTGATTATCTTCCTGCATGATTCACCAGATGAGACGGCATAAGTATTATGTCGTGCTGTTTCATTCCACGTCAGTCCAATGAGATAATGCCACCTCGCAACGGCTCTCACTTCAGGATCTTCTACCGTATCAATCCAATGTTCTATTTCTTCAACTTTATCTCTCAGCAATTCTTTCTTCCTATTTATCATTTCATCTATTCTCGCAATCTGATTGACAGCTCTTTCTGTAGGATTTCCTGGTGTCGTTGAATGTGATCCATTAGCTGCAGGTGATTGGATCGGATAATAGAATGACAGCTTCTCCTGCTCCAACGATTCTATTTCATTCTTATATGCTTGGTACTTCCTGAGATCATCAATCGTCATTTTTTCACCCTATGGTATCCTATAGAATTTGCCCAAGTTTCAAAGTCACTAACCGTTATTGATACATTCGAAATCCTATTGCTGAGCATCATGTAATGGATAGCTTGTTCTGACGAAATGTTTCCTCTGCTCCAATCGTCTAAAGCTTTTTTATCAGCTATTACTGCCGTGTTGCTAGAGCTGAGCATTTTACGTATATTCGTTATCATTTCCCCATCTTTTCTTTCTCTAAACTTTTAACAGAATATGAGTTAAGTTAAATCTTTGGTACATTGATTTTTGTTCGATAAATATATCTGTTGAGCAATATTTCAATATTTATCGTTTTCAAGTTTTAACATAATCTGTTATGTTAAAAGTTACTACTTGAAGCTATCAAATCCATACTCAATTCCCTGTCGGATCTTGGTTACTTCATCTTCTTCTAGACATATGTATCTAGCCGTAATGATTGGATCACTGTGCTGCAGCACTCGCATTACCTTGAATATGTCATGGCAGTCATCATATAGCCATCGTGCGAAGCTCTTACGTAACGAGTATGCTCCAACGTTGTATTGGATACCGACTTCATCAGCAAGTTTTGTAATGAAGTACCATGCAGCCACACGGCTCAATGGCCTGTTTCCGCTTGTTGGGCTCTTTCTGAAGATGAATTCATCCCTTGAGAACTTCCATTTTGTAGAGAAGTCATTCAGCAATTTATACATATTGTCTTTGAGCTCGTAATTTTGTGTTTTACCTGTCTTATGTTCTTTGACATAGAACTTACCACCAGCATAGTTTCTTGGCGTCAGCTCGAGGATTGTGGACGTCCTGCAGCCGATATTAGCTCCGGTCATCATCATGACATAGTTACGTTCCCACCTGTATTCTGTATTTGATCCCTTTACTGCCTTCTGCTGGTGGACCAGACATGCTCGCTGCATCTTCTCAAAATCATCCTTTGTAAAGTACCACATTGTTTGTTTGCCTAATTTAGTTGACGTCTTGCGCTGGTAGTCATCATTTGGGTTGTCCATTCGTTTAGGCAGACCTTTCGGTATTATTTTTGTTTTGACCGCCTTTTTTGATCCATTATATTTGCTCATCTAATTCCTCCATTATCTCAATCCTGTTTAGCTTTGTTCCTATAGCATCTATGCCAAAACCGGAGCATTGCATGAATCTACTGATTTTCCCGTTACATATGTATATGTCAAAGATTATATTGTATTTCATTTCTCCCTACTTACTCATCCATCTTTGCTCCACAGCAAGGGCAGTATGTCCAAAGGTATCCTTCTGGGCCGCCTAGATGTCGTGATCCATCGCCATGGCAACGGCTGCACCTGACATATGGACAACCACCTGGAGTCAGGGCATACGGATTAGAATAGCTTTCCCAGTGTGCATGAACAACTGGCACCGCATCGACTGTAGGCAATATTTCAAATGACGCATATGGAATGACATATTCTCCATCAAAATCGTCGCCTTCAACAAGCACAGTTCTTTTTTCAAGCTCATCTGCATTAATCAATCTCATTTTTATCTATCGCTTTCCATTTTTTCGTACTGCCTGATTTTTTCTTCCAAGTGCAAGATCGTTGTATATTGGCTGTCTATCGTTTCGTTCTGCCTGTGAATGACCTGCATCAATCGGTCAATCGCTAACTGTTCCATGTCGCTCATTCCGTTTTCCTCGCTTTCATTTTTGCTTGCAGCGCTTTAACTTCTGATCTTTCTTCGGCTTTCGGATTATTCGGTGCTTCAATCTG